GTTTATATGATGAAGCAAATAAAAAATATTTAATAGCTTACATGCCAGAACAAAAACCTAGAACATCATTACCTTTTATTTTACATCAAGCGGATTTGATGGCAGCACGTATCGAATTTGAACGTGAATGGTTGCCTAGATTAAAAGAAGGTAAAAAGCCCGTGGATGCCGGAAAAGGAAATTATACATTGGGGAATAAGCCAAACATGTCTAAAAAAACATCTACCAAAACAAAGGCGTTAAGTACATTTAAAAGTGAAGGTTTAAAAAATTTATTTGATCAATTATGATAATATTAATAATTTCCGTTTGCATATTAGCAACATTAGTTGTGGTTCTAGGGTTTACAACTTTTAATCTTTTAAGAAAAAATGAAAAACAAGAAGATATAGTAGTTAGTTATTTAGAATATCTTGATCGTTTATCTCGTACAATTGAAATTTCTGATAAAAAATTAAAAGAATTAGATAGAGGTGGTGTATTTGAAAAAGATGATGAGGTTGGAGTTATTTTCCAGTCAATAATTAAAATACAAGAAATCCTTAATGAATTCAATGTTAGAAAGTACAATCGAAATGCCTAAAAAAAAAGTAAGTAAAAATTATTTTACTCAAGAAACAGAAGATGCTATTGTGCTTTACAACAATACTTTAGATTTTGAATTAAGAAGTAAAATATATGAAGAAAAAATACACTATGCTTTCTTCAAACTTACTCAAAATATAATCCACACATTTAAATTTTATCATACAGAAGTAGATAACTTAGAACATTTACAACATGAAATAATAGTATTTTTATTATCAAAAATACATTTATTTGATCCTAAAAAAGGTGCTAAAGCATATTCTTATTTTGGTACTATTGTTAAACGTTGGTGTATCTTATATAATGATAAAAATTATAAAAGTAAAATTCAAAAAGTATCTACTGATGAATTATTTAAAGATGATACTCACTCATGTGAAATAGAGCCTAATAATTCAAATGAAGATTTATCTATGTTTTTAGATAAATATGTTAATTTTGTTAGTATAAACATATATAAACTATTCCCTAAACCGTATGATGCTAAGATTGCAGATGCTATTTTAGAATTGTTTCGTAAACGAGATAATATAGACATATTTAATAAAAAAGCCCTTTATATCTATATTCATGAAATGATCCCAGATGCTAAAACTCCTAAAATTACAAAAATAGCGGGAGTTTTATATGATATTTTTAAAAAAAATTATTTGTTTTATTTAGAAGAAGGATATACAAAGTTCTAATTCTAATAATTTTCTATATTTATCCCCAAAAATACATATGAGTAATTTAGAATCAAATGTTTGGGGTAAAAAGAAATTTTGTGATATTCTTAAAGAAATATACGATAACCAAAAGAAAAAAGAAACACAAATATCAGCTTTAATAGGTGAATTAAAACCACTTATTAATGTTATTGGTGCTGCTACTTTAATTGTTCCCCTAATTAAAGAATATATGGAATTAGGAATTAAAAATGATGAACAATTAGTTAAAATGGCAACTATTATTCAACGTGCTATTGCTTCAAATAAATCAGAAGAAGAAGGATTTGGTATGACAGAAAATGAAAAAGCTCAATTATTATCTGAAGTTAAAAAATTTAATCCTAAAGACTAATGGGGGCTAATAAGTATGGGTCGTTTGGTTTTCCTTCTATGGTTAACAGAGCTTCAAATAAAAAATCTTCTAGAAAAAGCTCAAACAATAATAATCCTATTATAGTTAGAGTTGTTGATACTTATTCTCCCTTAGAAGGGGACAGTAGTCAAAATTATTTAATAGGAACTATTAGTGGAGAACAAGTTACTAAAAATAATGTACCTACTAATAGATTAATATCACCCATTTATCCTAAAGACCCATATAAAACAATTATCCCTTTAATAGGAGAATTTGTTCAAATTACTAGGGTTATAACCCCAAATTTTGCATCAGGAAGATGGGTTTATGAATCTCCTATAGCATTATATGGACTTACTTCAATAAATTCAAATTCATCTCCTTCTGCATATACTTCTCCTACAACACCAACCCCACCAAAAAATTATGCTCAAGCATTTGATGGTATTATTAATATAGTACCTGAAGGGGATTTTGAATTAAATTACTCCTCTGCAGATTCGTTAAAACCATCAACATTTGTTGAGCAAGGTAATATTCATCCTTTATTACCTTTTGAAGGTGATGTAATATATGAAGGAAGATGGGGAAATAGTATTAGATTTGGAAGTACCACTAAACCAAAAAATAATTGGTCTACCTCAGGGAATAATGGAGATCCTATTTTAATTTTAAAAAATGGACAAGATCCTAATGCAAATGATTTTGGTTCTGAATTTATTATTGAAAATATAAAAAATGATCTTTCTTCAATTTATCTAACCTCTACCCAACAATTAAAAGATTTTACTTTAGCTAATGAAAATTTTTATTCTTATCAACTAGGAGCCAAACCCACTATAACCCCAGTACCAGAAACTCCAGCATCTTATAAAAATTCACAAATAGCCCTAAATTCAAATCGAATTGTTTTAAATGCAAACTCGGATAGTGTCTTAATTAGTGGGCAAAAATCAGTTGGTATATCTTCAAATTTAAGTATTAATATGGAATCTAAACATATGGTTTTTTCTGGAAACGATATTCGATTAGGAAGTATTGATGCTAAACACCCAATCTTAAAAGGAGATAAAACTGTAGATATGTTGAAAACAATATTAAAAGAATTAATAAATATAAGTATTTCTTTAAAAACTGTTACTGACTGGCCCAGTGGATCACCTACCCCTAACTCAGTAGTATTAAATGCTGTTAATAATGCTTTAGATAAATTTGAAAATGAATATAACAATATAAATAATATTAAATCAACTTTTGTAAAAACTACTTAAAATGGCTTATCCTATTACTAATCTTGTTAATCAACCAACTCCTATAGGAGGAAATTTAAATGGAAAACATATAAGCTTTGAGTCACTCCCAGAATCAATTCAAGTATTAATTTCTAATCCTAAATATGTAGTATTAGTTAGAGAATCAACAACCACAACATCTAATGGTGGAAGAACTAAAGATACTCTATGGTATAATAAACAAATTTTAGGGTTTGCTGTTGAAGATGCTATTAGAGATGTAAAAATACCATTAAAAACTGCTATCCCTGATACAATAGAAGATGCTAGTAAATTTAAGGGTATTCCCTCTAATGTATATAATATTATTTTAAGTACTTATACAAAAAGTGACTTTATTAGATCATCATTTTATGATAAAAAAGGAATGAGGGTTAGTTCTAAAGGTGATCCTAGTGGAATGAATATATATGAATCTGATGTTTTTACTAGTGATAAGTTTGCTACTGATAGAGGAAAACTAGCTTTTGATGGTGTTTTTATTCATCAAGGAAACTCAGAAAACTCTTCTGCAGGATGTATAATTTTTAGTAGAACTAGAAATTCAGATGGAACTGTTAAATTGGATGTTAATGGGGTTCAACAATTAAATAAATATTTACAATCACCATCAGTAGGATTAATAGGTAAAGGTAAATTACAACAACTTGCTATTGTTAATCTATGGGAATTTCCGGAACCACCAATTAAAATCCCAACAACAGGAACAGTAATTAATAGTGAAACTAATCAAGGAATTCAAGGGGTAACTATTAAAAAAACAGATTCAGATACCCCTATCCCTGTTAATCCCCCAGAAACCCCAACTAATATACCTGAGGGATCTTAATAAATTACACCTATTAAACTCCCCCCAATTTATAAAATATGAATGAAGGACAATTTAAAATTAATTTAACCTCACTAATTAATGGGGAAGGCCCCCCAGTAACGTATGAATATAAAGATGCTGGGAATAATTGGGAGATTGAGGCTTATCGTGATGGTAAATTATTAGCTACTTTTATAGCAGATAAAGGTATAAAAGGTTCAATAGACGGTCTTGATGGTGGGACTCGAGCATATGATTTTTCTAAATTAGAGGATGTAAAGTTTTATTTTGATTTACAAATTAATCCTCCAACTATAGAGACACCAGAGGGGATGGAAGGTTTTGGATTTGGTGATCTTACTGTTGGTGATAAAGTATATTTTGATGAAAATGGAATATTAAGAGAAGAAGTAGATCCAATCTTTATAGAAAGTAATAAAAGAAGAGGAATAGATAATAAAGTAAATAGCTTAGGAGCACTTTCAATTAAATATCCTCCACAAGCTTCTGTTACTACTCCACTAACTGCTTCTCTCCCTGCTATTGAAATTTCCGCCCCTGGGTATGAATCAATAGAAATAATCCCATATAAAGGAGATGGTACTGTAAAAACAGATTTAGGAGTAATCCCATTAGTTCCTACAGATATTGCTTTAGAACAAGATAAAATTGAAGCTTCCCAATTAACCCAAAACCAAATAAAAGAGGCTTCTAAATCTTCAGAAACTTCTGATTATTTAATACAAGAATCTTTATCTAATCAAATTATAACTATAAAAAAAACTTTAATTCCTTCTATATTAACTATGATAGCAGCTTTTGGAATAACTAAAGCTCTTAGTTTAATTTCAAAAGATAAAAATAAAATTTTAGATGCAATAAATAATCAATCTAATTGTCCTCCTGAAGAAAAATTAACTAGTTTAATTAATAAAAAAAATAAATTAGTTAAACAATTAAGTAATACTTTAAAAGTAATAGACGTTACTACTAAATCTTTAGCTATAACAACTGAATTAATATCTTTACTAAATTTAAATAACCAATCTAGTAATACTGCTCTTTTAGCAATTCCCACTTCAACTGGTGCTCCCGGAGTACCTGGACTTTCTGTAGGTATTATTACTCAATTAGATGATGTTAAAGATAATAATAAAAATAAAATTCAAACTTTAATTAAAATTAGTGCAGGTGTATTATCTATTTTAGTTATATTAAAACAAGTTTTAAACCAAGCTATTCAATTACTTAATTTACTTGATTCACTTGTACAAAAATGTTACCCTGATACTGAACAAGAACAAATATCTATAGAATTAACTCAATTAACTACCCAACAATCTAATCAATTATCTCCTATAGTCACAAATGTAAATGGATTTACAATGGGTGTAGAAACAGAAATAACAGATAAATCTTTAAAACGTAGAAGAGCAACCGCAACTAATAAACAAAATATTGTAATGTTAAGAGGAGAATTTTCCTTTAGTTCTATTGACCAAATATTAATTGATGAACTAGTATTTTACATTGAACAAAATAATTTAAAAGCAGATTAACCCTATATTTATAACCGTATGAAAGCCATAGATTTTAAAAAATTAATTAAAGAAGCCGTAAGAGAAGTAATTCAAGAAGAATTGAAAGATATTTTATTGGAAGCATTAAAGTCTCCTAAACAAATAGTTAGAGAATCTTACTCTCCCCCTTCAACACCTACTCAACCATCTTATGCACCCCCATCAATAGACTTTAGATCTAAATATGCTGAAGCCTTAGGTGAGACAGCTTTAAGTTTTACTTCACAAGACGCCCAACCATCATTCAGACCACATGGAGACCCAGTAAATGGTAATTTAGGTTCTGGAGAAGTAGGTATGGAACAAATAATGAATTTACTAAATACTAAATAATGGCTTTTAGCCCCCAACAAATAGCCCCTATTGATTTTGATGCAAGCACTGCAGTTGGAGTAAATATTCCATTAAATGGACCTGCGGTTTTCATATCAAATTATCAAACTAAAGATGCTATTAAAAATAATTTAATTAATTTTTTTCTTACTAACCCAGGAGAAAGAATATTAAATCCTTTATTTGGAGGTGGTTTACGATCTTTTATATTTGAACAAATTACAGTAGATAATTTATCTTCTTTAAGAGAAGATGTTAATGATAAACTTCAAATATATTTTTCTAATATTATAGTTGAAAGTCTTACTGTAACTGGAGATAATGATAGTAACCAAATAAATGTAACTCTTAAATATAGTGTATCAAATACTAATATTGTAGATACTTTAGAAATAAACTTAAACAATGAAACAATAACTTTATAATGGCTACAACAAATAGAGACATAAAATATATTAATCGTGACTTTTCTAATTTTAGACAACGATTAATTGAATTTAGCAAAACCTATTTTCCTCAAACATATAATGATTTTTCAGAAGCATCTCCTGGGATGATGTTTATGGAACAAACGGCATATGTAGGAGATGTTTTAAGTTTTTATTTAGATAACCAATTCCAAGAAACTTTTATTCAATATGCTCAACAAACAAACAATATATATGAATTAGCATATATGTTTGGATATAAACCTAAACTAACAGGAGCAGCCCAAGTAAATTTAGAATTTTACCAACAACTTCCTGCCATACAAATAGGCACAGAGTACGTTCCCGATTTTAATTACTCTTTAACTATTGGTGAAAATACTTTAATAACTTCTCCTAATGGGGCTTCTTTTTTAATTCAAGATAGTGTAGATTTTTCAACTTCAAGTTCACAAGATTTAACAGATATAACAATTTATCAAATATCTAATAATTCTCCTCAATATTTTCTCTTAAAAAAAACTCGAAAAGCTATTTCATCAACTATTAATACAGTAACATTTCCTTTTAATGACCCTATCCCATACAATACAGTTACAATAACAAATAATAGTTTTATTAAAATTTTAGATATAATTGATAGTGATGGAAATAAATGGTATGAAGTAGATCATTTAGGTCAAGAAATGGTTTTAGATACTATAAAAAATACTAATATAAATGATCCTAATAAAACAGATGATACTCCTTATTTATTAAAACTTAAAAAAGTAGCTAGACGATTTGCTACAAGAATAACTTCTCCTAATACTATTTTAATTCAATTTGGTGCTGGTTCTCCTTCTGATATTACTGAAGAAATTACCCCTAATATAGATAATGTAGGTCTAGGACTTCCTTTTAAACAAGATAAACTTACTACAGCTTATTCCCCTGTAAATTTTTTATATACAGGAACATATGGTATATCTCCTTCAAATACTACTTTAACTGTAAGATATTTAACTGGGGGTGGAGTTTCTTCTAATAGCAATGTTGGAACTTTAACTAATTTAAATACAAATAATATTAAATTTAATAATAATAATTTTATTACTACTGATGAAATAGATGAATGCCCAATATGTAAAGAAGATAAAATATTTTATACTCATTTTTCATGTAGTGAAAAACATATTATATGT